TTCTCCAAGGATTTGAAGGTCCTGCAGTTTCACCTTGACTAATTTTTCCCATATTACTAATATATTGTTGCATAGCGACATTAGCTTTTCCAAGTTCTGTTACAAAACTAAATCCATATGGTTCAGTAATTTGAAATTCAAAATCTGATACTGCTGCTGTACTTGTATTAGTTGTTTTAGTACTTGCTTGTGTCTTGAATCTAAGATTATCGATATAGAAATCTCTATCTCCGATTAACCTCTTACCAGTAGTGTTGTTTATACCGCCGCTTTGAGCCACAATGTATGCACCAGCAGATGTAATTTTTCCAGTATTTGTACTATTGCCATTATTCAAAGAAATAGAACCCGCTGCGTTTATATTTCTTCTTCCTGATTCTATGAATGATTGATATGCATCAGGTGTAATCATATACAATGTAATATTATAAGTGTAACTAGATAATTTAGACAATGGGTTATATGTACGTCTACCCGGACGATCATTGCCACCAAATCCAGTTGGTCCTGGATTTGCTATAGTTCCTGTTCCAGAATTTATACTAGACACACTAAGGGGTACTTTTGTACCTATTGGTAAAACGTTTTGTCTTTGGTTTAATGACGATAGGGCTCGATTATTAAAATCGTCATCTAATTGATTCACGTTGATCATTATCAAATACCTAAAATTTGCTTTAAAGTACTTAACTTAGGCACATAGAATTCTATTCCTGTTACAAAATCAAAGTATGGATCATATCCTAATCTGTTGGGATTACGTGCTGCAAATACCCACCATAATCTGCTATCAGTGTATAAGTCATTTGCTAACATATCAGGGCGATATTGGTAAACGAAAGGTAATTGATATAACACATCACTAGGTTGACTAGGAATAGGTCTATTAACCATAAAATCTAAAAATTTAGAGTTGAATATTCCCGTATCCTTATAAGGACTAGTACTCGGGTATATTGAATTTGAAGCCATTACCAAAATCCTCCATATGCTAAGCCAGTCCCATCACTGTATGACGCAAGACTAAAATTGTTACTAACATCGTATCTAGTAACAATAGGTACAGCACTAATTGAAATCTGTATTTTTGTCGGTACATAAGTGGGCTGTTCGCTACTAATTATCAATGAATTTCTTTGTCCTAAAGGTCCTACGATTCCCCCGCCCGGTAATAAACTACCAAAACATTTTTGAGGAGTAGATCCTAACCCTGTTACTGACCCTTGTGCTAATCTTCTTGCTGCTGTAGTTGTATTAACATCACTTGTATTTTTAGAGGGGTCGCCTCCTCCTTGAAATGCAGCAGAATTTTGCAAGGCAGCACTTATATCACCTGCTCTTATATAATCTACATCGCTAGGTAGATTATAAGTAAAATTGGTTATTGCTAATGGATGTCTATTAAATTGATACATACCCAACCCAGATAGAAAACATAACGGTGGGGGTGTCCCTGGTTTTGGGTTTTCATCTTGTCCATAAAACATTTTAGTAACCGATTTAAAGAAATGAATAACCGCTAATACATAATTTGCTTCAAAACTATCCTGTGCTGTAAAATCGCACGTAAGAGTAATGTTATCAACATTACTACTTTCATATTGAAATATTTTGTAATTTGAGTGTGTAGGGACTACTGAATTATAGGTAGCTCCGTATGTTACGTTTATTGCCGGAGTATAAGGGAAAATTACTCCCTGTGTTGCCCATAGCGGTTTTAAGATACCCGGATCGACCGATCTATAAAGATAATTGGCACTTTCAGCCAACGACAATCTAACACGCCAGTCTAACTGAGAGATAGAATTTTCTCTATCCTGTGTAGATGCTTGTACCTGTGTCTGTGTTATTGCAGAGGGTATACCTGCCATTATATTGCCTCACCTTAAATGCGTATAAATAAAACGTCTGTTTATATTTATCGCTAGAAAAATCACCAATTTTTACCTATTATTGTTGCGTTTTTGTAGCAATTAGTGTATCATTGGTTCAGCTTAACTATATGAGGAAGTATGACAACAGTTACAAAGAAACCAGTAAACTATTTAAACAATAAAGATATTCTTAAAGAAATTCACTCAAGCAAGACAAGTTTTTGCTCTTTTGCAAAAAAAGAATATCACCAATATGATCTTATCGTTGATACCCCGCTAAGTTCACTAGAAAAATCATTAGAACAGATTTCTAAATCCAAAAACATTAAAGCTGCTAGAGAAATTAGGGCAGCGAGAATCTTAAACGAAACTGGTACCGAAGTAAAATTAAAAGATATACCTGAAACTGATCTAATTTTTCGTGTAATGACATGGGATCACATCCCAGTAAGCCCGAAACAGCCACGTAAAGTTGTCAAAAAGAAAACTGCTAAAGATATTTTAGAATTTGACGATACAGAAGAAGAAGAAAATCTATTTGCAGATTTAGAAGACGTAACTCCAAAAGATGAAGTTGATGATATGGTTCACGTAAAGATCAACTTTCCTCCATTCCAGCATTATAAACTTGACGAAAACGGTAGCGCAGTATGTGTGGGCAAGAGTCATTGGAAAGGGGACGTAAATTTAGGAGAATTCAGTAAAGATCACGGCCGTATTACTGATAAGTTAGCACGTATGTTTATTATGCTATGCGAAAAGTATGCTATGAAGTTCAATTGGCGTGGATACACATATAATGATGAAATGCGTAATAGTGCCATTCTTCAACTAACATATGTTGGGTTGCGCTTTAACGAAGCAAAGAGTGCTAATCCATTTGCATATTACACAGCGGCTATCACTAATAGTTTCTGCCGCGTATTGAATACTGAAAAACGTAATCAAAATATTCGTGACGATATTTTAGAAATGAATGGATTGAACCCAAGTCTCACAAGACAAATGCGTGATATGAAATTCAATTCAGATGATGTGTAACCTAAATACTTGTAAAGTATAACAAATTTATATAAAGTAACTAAATGTCTAACCTATTTAAAAAGGCAGCTTGTTTTACCGACATTCATTTTGGTCTGAAAAGTAACAGTCTTGAGCATAATCAAGACTGTTCAGACTTTGTAGATTGGTTTATCGAAACTGCTAAAAAAGAAAAATGTGAAACCTGTTTCTTCTTGGGTGATTATAATCATCATAGAGCAAGTATTAATATACAAACTATGCAATATGGATTACGTGCCCTTGAAAAATTAAATGATGCATTTGAGCAGGTATACTTTATTCCGGGCAATCACGATTTATTCTATCGTGACCGTAGAGATATCCACAGTGTTGAGTGGGCTAAACATCTTCCAAACGTAACAATCGTTAATGATTGGTTTAATGAAGGTGATGTTACTATTAGCCCTTGGTTAGTAGGTGATGAATATAAGAAATTACCCAAGATGACTAGCAAGTACTTGTTTGGTCATCTTGAATTACCAAAGTTCTATATGAATGCTATGGTAGAAATGCCTGATCACGGTGAGATTAACGATAATCATGTTAGGGGTTTTGAAAAAGTATTCTCAGGACACTTTCATAAACGTCAAGCACGTGGTAATATTTGGTATATGGGTAATGCTTTCCCACATAACTATGCTGATGCCGGAGAAGATGCTCGTGGTATGATGATACTTGAATGGGGTCTAGACCCAGAGTTCATTTCATGGCCCAATCAACCATTGTTCCGTGTATATAAACTAAGTGATATACTTGATAACCCAGAAGGATTATTATTACCTCGTAGTAATATCAGAGTTCATCTTGACATTGATATTAGCTATGAAGAAGCAAACTATATTAAAGAAACATTAGTACCTAAACATCAATTACGTGAAATGGCACTAATACCTATGAAACTCGATCAACATCAATTGGATCTTGCTCCAGGTGAGTTGAAATTTGAATCAGTTGATCAGATAATACTAGATCAGATCAGTAACATTGAAAGTCAGTTTTATGACCAGAAGTTGTTATTAGAGATATACAAAAATTTATGATAGAACTTAAAAATATTACACTACGCAACTTCCTTTCAATAGGACAAGTAACCCAAGCAGTTAATTTCGATAATAAAGAATTGACACTGATCTTGGGTGAAAACCTTGACTTAGGTGGTGATGGTGCAAGAAACGGCACAGGTAAGACCACTCTCATTCAAGGGTTAAGTTATGTACTGTTTGGTACGCCGTTAAACAATATCCGTAAAGACAATCTTATTAATCGTACTAACGCTAAGTCAATGTTAGTTACACTTGAATTTAGTGTTAACGGCATTGATTACAAGATTGAACGCGGTCGTAGACCAAACATTCTTAAATTCTATATCAACAATAAAGAAGAAGTATGTGCGAACGATGCACAAGGTGAAAATAAAGAAACACAGGTTCACATCGAACGTGCTATCAATATGAGTCCGGATATGTTCAAACATATCGTAGCATTGAACACATATTCAGAACCATTCTTAGCTATGAAAGCTAATGATCAACGTACTATTATTGAACAATTACTCGGTATCACACTATTAAGTGAAAAGGCTGAGTTAATTAAAGAAGGTATTAAAAAGACTAAAGATAGTATTCAAGAAGAAGAATACAAAGTAAAAGCCATTGAAGAAGCTAATAAGCGTGTACAAGAACAAATTGAAAGCACTAAGCGTAGGCAAAAACTTTGGCAGGCTAAACATGACGAAGAGTTAGCTAAATTAGCTACTGATTACGATGATTTAACTAAAATTGATATTGATGCCGAATTACAAGCACACAAGGATCTAATCAGTTATAATGAAAAAAGAAAGAAAATAGATGAATTAAAGAAACTGATTGCCGGATGTGAATCTAGTGAAGCTAAGGAACAGAAGAATTCTGTTAAGCTAGAAAAAGAAATCAATGATTTAAAAAATCATACTTGTTATGCTTGTGGACAAGAGTTCCATGATGACAAACATGCATCTGTTTTAGCTGAAAAAGAAAAGTCATTGCAGGAGTCAGCATTAAATTTATTAAGTATTAATACTCAATATATTGAACATACTAACCTACTTATTAATGAATCAGGTACGTTAGGACGTTTACCCAAAACTTATTATGATACTGAAGCCGAAGCTATTAAACATTCAAGTCAGATTACAAATATATTATCTCAAATTGAAAATAAGGGTAATGAAATTAATCCATACTCGGAACAAATAACTGAAATGGAAAATCAAGCATTACAAGTTATCAATTTTGATAAGATTAACGAATTATCTAGGGTAGCAGATCATCAAAAGTTCCTGTTAGACCTATTAACAAGTAAAGACAGTTTCGTCCGCAAGAAGATTATCGATCAAAATCTAAGCTACCTCAACGCAAGGCTCACACACTACCTTGATAAAATAGGCTTGCCACACCAAGTCGTATTTCAAAACGACCTAAATGTAGAAATTACAGAATTAGGTCGTGAATTAGATTTCGATAATCTTTCTCGCGGCGAGAGAAATAGATTAATCTTAGGCTTATCATTTGCATTCCGTGATGTATGGGAAAGTCTATATAGCCCTATCAATACATTATTCATTGATGAATTGATTGATAGCGGTATGGACACGATCGGTGTAGAAAATAGTATGGCTATTCTTAAAGATATGAGTCGCAATCGCAGTAAGAGTGTGTGGCTTGTGTCGCATCGTGAAGAACTTGCAGGACGAGTACCTAGTGTACTTAAAGTTATTAAATCAAATGGGTTTACTACATATAGCAACTCTAGAGATGTTTCTTAATAAAAAAAATTATACATAATATACACCGCATTCTGGTATAAATAGAATGAGGAGCATATTATGGATACAGGTCATTGGATTTTTCCGTACGAATTTAATACAGATGATTGGTTTGGATTCATTTATCGTATTACTGAAATAAGCACTGGCCGCGAATACATCGGGAAAAAACAATTTCATCAATACTTAAAAAAGGCAGTTAAAGGAAGAATAAACAAGAAACGTATGAAGAAAGAATCTGACTGGAAGACATACACTAGTTCGTCTACGCACCTTAATTTGGCAATTGAGAATAACGGCAAAATGAATTATACATTCAATATAGAATCGTTGCACAAAACTAGAGCTGCTTTGGTATACGCTGAAGTTAGGTACCTAATATTAGAAGATGTACTAAGAGTTAGATTGGCAGATGGTATAACACCTAAATATTTTAATAGACAAGTAAGCGGAGTTAAGTTCATTCCACCAATTGAACACTCTGAAGAAACTAAAATGAAAATTAGCGCAAGTTTAGTTCAAAAATATGCGCTTTATCCTCATTGGCGATCTACATTGACTGAAGAAGAAATAGCTAACCTAAATGACAAATATTATACCGGACAGAATCACTATCTTCACAGATTAATGAATATTGAAGATCACAACAAATTCATTAATGATAATTTTATGGGAGAAAATAATCCCATGTATGGGAAAGAACCACATAATAAAGATAAATCATTTGAAGAAGAATATGGGTTAGATATTGCAGACTCTTTAAAAAAGAAGTTGAGTGAGTCCTGTGGTAGGTCAGGAGAAGATAATGGAATGTACGGAAAAACACATACTGATGAACAAAAAGAAAAATGGCGAACTGACCCTAGAAGAATTCACAAAGGAAAAGCAAATGGTATGTTTGGTAAATCCGTAACTGATATAATGCCTCCTGAAAAAATCATTCAGTGGAAAGAAAACATAAGAAAAAGCTCTCAAGGGCGGAAACGCAAAGCAGAGTCAATAGAAAAAATGAAAGCTACTTTAGCCGAAAAAGATCGGAAACGTCCAACTTTTACATGTTCTCATTGTCAACGTATAATTGGCGGTGAGGCAAATTTCAAAAAACATGTTTCAACATATTGTCGGGCAAATGAAAAAAAATAATCGAATTTTAAGAACATAAGTATACTCATGACAACTAATTTTGAAGAAGAAATTATTACGCAGCTATTAACATTCAATCAGGACAGAATTAATTTTTTGGTTGAATCTGCAAATGATTTTCCATTTCATCAAGTACTTGCAGGAGAATGCAAGACACTAGACGGCTGGATCGATCAGATGATGGCAGTGGCTGAACAAAATGATGTAAATATACTCTTTATGAAGTTTAATCGTAAAGGTAAGTTTGTCTGCGTTCCTTCGTCACTAGCTTGGATCACAGATCATTTTTTATATTACACATCTAAGGCACACAAAGATTATATCATTATAGAATGGGAAAACTTTTTCAGGCTCAACAAAGACCTACTTAAGGCTTATTGCAAAAACACTACAGAGACCACCTCAAATATCATCAATATACCTACATCAATCTAAGCAGCTACAAAAGCACGAAGCACTTTAATTTGTTTGGTCGAGGTTCCTCGACCCTCCTTGAGCAAGTCTAGTTTACTAGTTACCTGCGGATTCTGGAGAACAGCATTATGCAATTTTTTGCATTTTGGAATACCGAGAGGGCAATCGAATCATGTTTAGCGAACCCTCAATGAGTCTATAGTTAATTTTGTCTTGAAACTATAGAACATGCGTTGCCGAGGGCATATTTTTAAGAAATATGTTACTCACTACAGTCCCATCAAACTTTACAGGGCAACCGGTGGCGATAAGCAGCAGTACGGCTAGTTTATCGGGGAACAGACGACAAAGGTGACGGGGCATGGCATTTCCCAACCATTGGTAGTGCTGTTTAGCACTACCATGGCTCATAAGCGGCAGTTGTCCCCCAAAGAAAAAGAATTAAAATTAAAAAGAATAAAAAATAATAAGTCTGAGCGTTGAGCGAAGACTTAGACAAACGTAGTTTGTCTCCCAAAGAAATACATTAATAATATTAAAATAAAATAGAAATTAAAAATAAGGAAGCTGAGTCTTCTTAGTTGTCTCAAAGTGTTCGTCAGCCATTTCGTTTATTAGTTGTCTTTCTTCGGTTGACATGTTAAGGACATCTTCATATGATACGCCACCTCTGGTGTACCAGGACAAGGATAGTGCTGCTTTTTTGATGCCCTTAACGTCTTTTTCATATTCATCTAACAACTTCTTTACGGCTTCTGGGCTAGCCGTAAGAAGTCTTATACGAAAAAATCTGCGGGATTCAATACATATGGCTGTTGATATTCATGTGAGCAATTTACACATTTAATGTCTAGTGGTTTTAATTCAGTAGTCATTTTTAACTTTGCGTTATGGTCACGGATAGCTACGAAAATACTTCCATCGCAGTTATGTAGGAAATCAAGAATAAATTCTTTGTTATCTACTCTGGAGTTAGGAGTTTCAATGTATTCTATAGTCTTAGACAAAATAGACATAGTTAGTTCAGTAATTTGTTTTAATCCGGCATATGTTGCTTTTGTTTTCTCTTCTACATCTTCAATAGTTTCGATAGCAGCATATTGCTTTTGTACAGCAAACTGTGTGTTGCTGGCTTCATTCATTTCTTTATATGTCAATGGACGAAACTTTAACTTAATGTCGTTAACTTCTAAAACAGTATCGTAATCACCATATTTTAATGTTGATAGCACACCCACTAAATTAAGTCCAAATGTTGCAACGTTTTCACATTTTGGACATATAGTTTCTATTTCTAGTGTTTGATTTCCACCTGCTGCTCTTATAGCAATTAAAACTGCATCTAAGTCATTGCTATTAAGTTTCCACGGATCCTTAATATTTGGAACGCAGCTCTTTATAAGATCAACTAAAGCAGAACCATTAAACAATGCATCAGGGGTTCTTACACTGATTTCATCGATTGCGGTCATAGGAAATACAGGTAATTCACCATTTTCAGGAATGTCTAGTGTACCCGGTTCATAGTCTTTTCCTCCGCTAGGTAGCTTGAAATATACTGATGGTCTACGAAAAAACTGTCTTAATGGATTGTTTTGCATTTTTTGCCTCTTTTAATATGGGTTTT